TCTTGAAACTACAGCCATAGTTACCTAATAAGTCCGTTTGCTGGTGAATAAGTATCAAAGACACTTGTTAATGAAGGGTCACCTCTGAGAATGTTGTGATCTCCATTTGCTAAATCTGTTTCCATTAGTATAGCTCTTGCTCTTGTTTCGTCTTGTCCTGTATAAGTTCTTAGACCATCATCAGTAACTAATCTATCAACAAAAACTCTTGCAGCTTTGATTGTGATATAACGTCTAGCTGGTTCTGGTATCTCTTCAAAAGTTCTTAGATAAATAACAGTACAAATCAAATCTTCATCAAATTCAAACTTGTTATTTAATCTGTCATACAGCTTCAACCCACGTTGTATTGCATCTATTGTTGGGTGTTGATGTATGTTTGGGTCAATCCTTAATATGTCTTGTGATAAAGCAATCTGATTAGAAGCATCTCTTGTAAGAGTTACATCTATTTCAGTATTAAAAGACCAACCTTCTGATTGAATCTCTTTGTTAAATTCTGTAAGAGTTGATTGAGCTAGTTTTACATCTACAGGAAGTGTACCGATAAGACTGTTTACAGGTGCTTCTCCTATAGCAGCCAACATAATGTTGATTGCTTCAAGCTCGGTG